AGAGAGTGGCTACCCCGACCGCCTCATCGTGACAGACGATGGGAGAACGGTATGGGCTGAGATAAAAAGACCTGGAGCAAGACCCCGACCGCTGCAAGTGGAGCGACTGCGACAGCTGACAAGGCTAAGACAGACGGCGTGCTGCCTAGACTGCCGACCCGCTGCGGCGTGGCTTGTGGACTATCTGACCAACACACAGCACCCGCCGCACGACATCGACATATCTCAAGATCAAGGATACCTCACAATATACCGCACAAAATGATTACTTACATACCGCACGAGTACCAGCGCACCGCCATCGAGTGGGTAAAAAGCAAACCCCGCTGTGGCTTGTTTCTCGACATGGGACTCGGCAAGACCGTCATCACCCTCACAGCACTGCAAGACCTCATCAATGGGTGCGACATCTCGACCGCCTTAGTCGTGGCACCCAAAAAAGTGGCGGAGACAACATGGGCAACAGAGGCTGCCAAGTGGTCCCACCTGCAAGGCGTGCGCGTGGTCCCTATACTAGGCGACGCCACACGCAGAGCAAAGGCCGCCAACACCCCCGCCGATGTCTATGTCATCGCCCGTGATAATCTCTCGTGGCTCATCAACACACACCAGAGAGGCCAGCCCACCTACGATGCTATCATCATCGATGAGCTGACGAGTTTCAAAAACCACCGCGCCCTGCGGTCCCGTGCCCTGCGGATAGCAAGCACCTACGCAACCCGCGTGGTGGGGCTGACCGGCACGCCATCACCCAACGGGCTGCTGGATTTGTGGGCGCAGATATTCGCCATCGACCTAGGTGAGCGACTTGGGAAGAGTTTCGCAAAATTCCGCGACCTCTATTTTGTTACACAGACCGTCAACCACATCCCTATACGCTCCACACCGAAAGCTGGAGCCGACAAAGTAATCCGTGGGCGCATCTCCGATATTTGCTTATCAATGCAGGCGGCGGACTATCTGACACTGCCCGACTGCAACACCATCACGGAGTACGTCCCACTACCTCCAAAAGTGCAAAAGAGCTATAAAGAGTTCGAACGGTCGCAGGTGCTGCACGTCTCTGACAATCTGAAAGGGGCTAGCAAAGCAGTACTAGCCGCCTCAGCCGCTGCCTTACTCAACAAGCTAAGCCAATACGCCAACGGCGCAATCTATGACGAGGAGCACAACGCCCACGAGGTGCACGCGGAGAAGCTCAACAAGATAGCAGAGATAGCCGAGGGCGCTAATGCGTCCGGCTCCGGGCTGCTGGTGTTTTATCAGTATCAACACGACGCACAGCGTCTGCTGCGGCATCTCAAGGACAAGCGCGTGAGGATATACGCTGGCGCCGAAGACCTGCAAGCGTGGAACGCGGGAGAGATTGACGTGCTACTGGCGCACCCCGCCTCAACTGCCTACGGGCTCAATATGCAGCAGGGCGGCCACTACATAGCCTGGCTAGGCACTGGCTACAATCTCGAGTATTACCAGCAAGCCAATGCAAGACTCTACCGACAAGGGCAAGCGCATCCCGTGACCATCTACCGCGTGCTGTGTCCCGACACTGTGGACATCCAAGCCGCGGCAGCCATCGACCGCAAAGCCAACACACAGCAAGCGCTACTAGACCATCTTAGCGCCTTAGTACAACAATACCGACCATGCACAGATCAGACACAGACCACAGCGCCGACTACCGAGCCGGCATAACCTCAGACCGGTGGCGACGACTTCGCCGCGACGTGCTGGGCCGTCACCCCATGTGCCAACGCTGCCAAGACGAGGGGCGACTAACCCCCGCCACCGAGGTGCACCATGTCCGCCCCGTGGAGGATGGCACCACCAAGGCGGAGCGGGCACGGCTACTATTCGACCCGCACAACCTCCGCGCGCTGTGTCACTCGTGCCACCTAGCTACACATCTAGAGATGGGGCGGGGCGGCAAGCAAGGCAACCGCCGCCGCGTGGCTGCGGAGCTCGCCAAGCTGAGCAAGTATCTCGACAGCAGCGACGACTGACAGCCGCGGGCAATACCCCCCGGCGACACTACAAGCAGCGGGGTGGTAGTCCACGACCGACCGAGAGCCCCGGGGGGTATTTTTTTAGCCACCCCCTCTCGACCTATACCCCGCACCCCCCTTTTTTTTTGCGTGCGGAGAATTTGAAATTCGCGTACCCCTGCAAAACTTTAGCAAAATCCTAACCTAGACCCCCGAAAATATGACCCCTACAACCGACCCCGGACAGACGCTCATCAGCGTCGAGGAGTACAAGCGTCTACTAGCTATCGAGAGACGCTTTGCCCCCATCCTCAAAAGCAAGACCCTACACCGCGATGAGTACGCAGCCAAGATAAAGCGCGCCCTACGTGGTACGGGTGCCAACGTGCCTGCCCTCAGTGCGGAAATACAAGCCCTTGCAAGCGCGCTGCGCTCGCTCGATATGGCTAACGCCGAAATCGATGGACTCAGCAAGACCACCGTGGAGGAGATGACGCGCATGGGCACCAAGATAGCCCCGCATCCCGCCTTTCGAGTGCAGAAGGAAGCCCTCGCCGCTGTCAAGGACCACACCAAGGTGCTCGGGCTTACCGCCGACGCATTAGACGTAGGCGATGAGGACGACCCGCTCATCAATTTGACCAAGAAGGCCATCAAGGAGACGCGTAACGCTGTAACTAATCGCAAGTAGTATATGACAACGGACGAAGAAAAAGAGAGGCTCAGAGAGGCTAAAAATGCCGTCTCTGTGAGATTGGCACAAGTCGACCTGCGCCCGTACGCCCTCGATGAGGTAGACAGCCGTCTGCTGGATTACTGCTTAGAGGTGGCAAGCAACCCCGAGGGGCACAATCTTTTCGAGCAGCTCGCCGTCGAAAGATTTTTGCGACTAGTGGACAAGTACGTGGTGCGCCAAAAAATCGCAGTGTATGAGTCTTTGCACTTTCCGGGCAAGGTCGGCGTCACCTGCTACGCTATGACCCCCGTGCAGGTGTTCCAATTTGCGCACGTCTTCGGCTTCTGGTCGGGCGGGCAGCGTGTTGTCCAGGACGTGCTTTGGTTTGTGCCTCGTAAGTTTAGCAAGACCACCAGCGCGGCTTTTTTTGTGGTTGATGACGTGTTATTTGGTGACTCCAATGCGGAGAGCTACACCTGCGCCAATAGTGCGGACCAGGCAAAAAAGTGCTTTGCCGTCGTCCGTGGCTGCTTTCGCAAGCTCGATCCCAAAGAGCGGCGTTATGTCAATAACGAGACCGAGATCAAGAGCCGCCGCCCCGACCGCCCCGCCTTTGCGCAGTGCCTCACGGCAAACGCCAACACCAAGGACGGGCTCAACGCCTCAACCGTCATCATGGACGAGTATGCGCAGGCGCGAGACTCCGACCTACTCAATGTGCTGACGACCTCGATGGGTGCGCGCGACAATCCGCTCACCGTCATCATCACCACGGCAAGCAACGTGCTCGATGGCCCGTGCTTCGACAAGGTGGAGGGATACAAAAAGCTACTACTAGGCGAGTACGAGGACGACGCGAGCTTCGGTCATTTGTTCATGCCCGACGTCGACGACGATGAGGGCGATGAGGCTACGTGGCGCAAGGTGCACCCGCACATGGGGGTGACCGTGTCGATGGACTTCTACCGCAAGCAATGGAGCGCCGCCCAACGTGAGGGCGCGGAGTCTTTGATGGCATTCCGCACAAAGCTGCTCAACATCTACTCCGAGATTGAGACCCGCAGCTGGATAAGTAGCACCCTAGCCCGCCGCATGATGCGCCCCGAAAGCCTACAAAGCTACAAGACCCGCCCGCAAGCTATGGTGGCAATCGACCTCAGCATCAGTGACGACTTCTCTGCAGTCACCGCGGGCGTCTATGACCGCGAGGGCAAAGGCTTTCGGTTTGTCACAAGCTATTTTTTCCCCGCGGGTGCACTCAAGGATCACCCCAACGAAAAACTTTACCGCAAGTGGGCAGAGGACGGGCATTTGATTTTGACCGATGGTCCCGTGATAGACTACCGCGCCATCGTGCGGCATGTCATGGAGCTAAGCCGCAGATATGAGATATTGGGCATCGGCTACGACCCCTATAAGAGCCAAGAGGTGATCAACATGCTAGCCGCCGCGGGTGGTGATCATGTCCTCACCCCGGTGCGCCAAACTTACGGCACATTTACAGCCCCCGTGGAGAGCTTCGAGCACATGGCAAAGACCGACCGCGTGACCATCAACGCCAATCCGATCAATGCCTATTGCTTTGGCAACGCGGTGCTAGACTACGACAAACTAGACAACTGCAAGCCCCTCAAGCGTCGGCACAATCAAAAAATAGACGGCGTGATCACGATGCTCATGTGCTTGCGCTTGTTCCTCGACTATGAGCAGTAAAAAAAGAGGAGCGACCACTTTGAAGCGGTCACCCCTCGTAGTAGACAAGGCGGAAGATTAGGCGAAATCATTGAGCAAATCGCGCGCGAAGTCCTGCACGGCTTTCTTGATGTGCTCAATGGTTTGCGGCTTAGCGTTTCGGCGTCCGCAAACGTATTGTGAGAGCTGCGCCTTATTGATGCCTGTGAGGCGTGAAAGCCCCGCAAGGGATAGATAATTCTTGTAATGATAGAGCAAGGCAGTTAAGTCCAAGACGAAGACCACGGGCACTTGCACATCATCGCCAGTGCTTTCTAAATGATCCTCGCATGCAGATTTGTAAGACTCCAAAAAGTCCGCTTTTGCTTCTTCGATGGTCCAGCCATCTCCTATAACTCCGAAGGGCATATCTTCTTCGATGTAGACCGAGTACAAGCCCTGTCCGTTGTTTTCAACGTGCGCGGTGATTTGTTGCATAATCGTGTAATTTGGGTTTATGTGTATGTGATGAAATACTGCAGCGTAATCCGAAAGGATGGGAGGGGGCTTTCGCCCCTACCTCATCTTTCCTTTCCCTTTCTTTCCTCGCTCCTTAAACTGCTTTTTCAGTCCTGCAAGTTTGAGAATGCTGTCTAGTGTGCCGTTGGCTACTTCTTGAGAGCGGTGGTGACTTGTGGCGAAGTGCTTACCACTGTGTGGGCTGTACCATTGTGGGTGTCCGCTTTCTTCTCCTTTTTGGCTGCATCCGTGGAGCTTTAGGAATTTGTGGAGGTCGCTGTATTTCATCTTGTTATCGTTGTTTATTTGATTACAATACAAAGATAATGCTTTTTATTTAGATAGCAAAATATAACGGGTAAAAAATGCGCGAAAGGATAAACTTTTTTTATTCTTCGGAGATTCGTGCGATTTTCTCAGAGCTAAAGAGCAAAAACTCAGACTATTTCAGACAGAAAAGGGAGAAAATTTGTACCTTTGCAGTACACAAGCAGATAAACACAATGGAAGAAAAACAATACGTGCTGCGTTATCATTTTCAGCACTCACAGCCCGTTCAGCTTTCTAGCTTCGTGCAATCGTTGGAAGCACTAAGCGAAGAATTTGCCGCTTTCTCACACGCACGGGGCGACAAGTTGATGAGCCCTGGGCTCTACTTGGAAAAAGTAGAAGAGGGGAGCATCATTTGTGATTTGGTTGTTCAAATTGGTAAGGACGTTATTCCGATGATTGAAGGGTTGAATACCCTAGTCGAATTTTTCCAACACCTCAAGACCATTTGGAATCATTTCCTTGGTCGTGGTGAGCTGCCCCCTAACGTAAGCACTAAGAGCTTACAACGCGCCTCCGCTGTGGTCACACCCGCAGCAGAAGACCCGAAGAGTAGCCTTGTCGCCAGCGTTATGGAAGTCACCAACGGCAGCATCAATGTCTATGAAAACTGCAATATCACCATCAACAACCAAGAGAGCAACGCGCTGCAAAACAGCGTTAACCGCGAGGTGACCACTCGCAAAGAGCAGGAAGTGGAAGAACATGTGTATGAACGTGAGCTTTTGCAGCTCAGTCAGCTCAACAAAGACAAGTCTGCCGATTACGGCACGATTGAGAAGCTAAGCCCCAAGCCCATGAAGCTACTATTTAACGAAGACGACAAGGGGCTTTTAACGATGGAGACCGATGAGAACCCTTTTCAGTGGCTCTACTGGGTGGACGTTCGCACGCTCGTGGCAGGTGGCAAGTTGAAGGCCTACGAGATACTCAGAGTTCGGGAACGCTTTAAGGACACAAACCCTCAAGAGTAAACATCAACAAACATCTTATGAAAACGAAATTCATACTTCCTTTTATCCTAGCCGCCTTTGCGTTGGTGATGACCACCACGCAGTGCAAGAGAGTGACAGAGAAGCAAGAAGCCTCCGCGCCAAAGGACTCAGTACCCGACGAGCTAAGAGACGCCCCAGCAGGTCGCACCGACAGTGAACGCGCATGGAAGAAAGCCGAGGGCGCAGCCCAGACAGAAAACGAGCTTTTTCTTGGTTTCCGCTTTGGCATGACACGCGCAGAAGTGAGCAAGCATTTTGCGAAGCTACGCCGCCAAAAGAAAGTGCGCCTAAACTATGCGGATGAATACGAGTACCGTTTTGAAACGTCCGACCCCAAGATGACGATGTATCTCAATTTCAGCAGCGAATACTACAAGGGTAAACTCTATGCGATGCGATATATCATAGACCGCACATGCTTGATAAAGGGCTACGAAACAGCAAGCGACGGTGACGAGGCTGTATTTTTGGAGGGGGCTTTTATGAAAGCGATGGAGGGCAAAGGTTTCGCCACCTATGCCGTCCACGAGGACCGCGAAGACTACGAGGTGATAAGTGTAAAGAAAAACCTCGTTGTTCGCTTTGCTCGCAATTACATGGAATATATCAACGCGCCCGTGAAGAAGCTCGCCGAAGCGGCGGAGAAGGCAGAAGCGCAAAAGCGCGTAAATGACACAATGCGCGAATTTTGAAAAATAATTGTGTGGAAATTTGGCGATGTCGTGAAAAGTTTATACTTTCGCGGTGTTAGAACGCAGCGAGGACGGCTTAAAGTCCTCACCACTCCCATCGGTCGAGGGCTATTTTTATAGCCGTCTACTTCCTACCTTTTGAAAATTCATTTTTCATATAAGGGCATTTGCACCCCTGTGTGTTAGCTGTAATGGCGCACAAATCTCCTCGCGGCGGTTCTAACAGCAGGTCAGGCAAATGCCCTTTTTCTGTTTTATCCCATGTTAGAAACAGCTGCGAAAGTCCACGACACAATAACGGTGCAAACGTGGCAGAGCGCGCAATTTGGCACGCTCCGCACCTCAGTAAGCCCACAAGGGCAAATCTTCTTCTGCCTTTCCGATGTGGCGAAGTCCCTCGGGCTGAGCAACTCAAGAAGAGTAAAAGAGAGATTAGTCCAAAGGGGGGTAACTACTAGTTACACCCCTACCACCAACCAGCACGGCGCGGTGGTGGTGCAACAGATGACCTACATCGACGAGGCAAACCTCTATCGTTGTATTTTCCAGAGCCGCAAGGCTGAGGCGGAAAAGTTCCAGGACTGGGTGTTTGAAGAAGTCTTGCCAGCCATCCGCAAAGATGGTGGCTACATCGCTCAAGTGGCTGAGGACACCCCCGAGACCCTTATGGCACGCGCTTTGAAAGTAGCCGACGCCACTCTCTCCAACTATGAGCAGCGCATCCGCCAACAGCAAGAGCGCATCGAGGCGCAGACGCAGCAGCTCCAACTGCAAGCCCCCAAGGTGCAATACGCAGATGAGGTGCTAAGTGCACGCGGCACGTACACCACCACACAGATGGCGAAAGAGCTTGGCTTGTCCTCCGCTATCAAGCTGCACAACCTGCTCAAAGCGAGTGGTGACATGTTCAAACGCTCCGAGCAGTGGTTTGTAACAGCCAAGCACGCAGGCAAGGACTTGACCGCTGTGCGCACTACTGCCTACATTGACCATCAAGGCAAAAGCGCCACCCGCTTGACCACAGTGTGGACAGAGAAAGGGCGCGCGTGGTTGCACTCCAAATTCGGGCAGAGCGAATCCGCCGCAAGCCTATTCGACCAACTTAGCGTGAAAGGAGGTGCGAAATGAGCCAAGCTAATACATCGGCAACCCTCCAGCTGTCAAAAAACACCCGCGAGGTGCTCGAGATGCTCGACCTTACGGAGAGCCTGTACTGTCGTCTAGTGGATTATTTCAGCCCCTCATGTCAAGACCGCGCCGAAGAAATTCGACTCAATGATGAGCAGTGCAACAAGTTCGCCGACCTTCTCCGCCCCATCTTTTCCGCGCTCGAAGATGAGATGCACAGCCGTCTGGATAATTACCTCATGTCTGCCAACAGAAAGGAGGTGACGCTATGACCCCGCAAGATCAGACCATGCAGCTGCGCGCTGCCGTGTCCAACTTTGAGCGGCACTTGTATCGCATTGTGTGCGACTGCTCCGAGGATGTCACACTCACCCGAGAGGACGTGACCGACATCATTGCACAAGAGCTAGAGAGCCACGCGGACCTCTATAAATCCGCGTACCCTTACCTAGATTATAGCAACGGCTTCCGCTCATGTGCCAAGTTCCGTGCCCTCGTCGGTAAGTATGTAGCCTCGTGGCGTGTGCACCGCCGTGCCGTTTCCTCGCAAATCGCAAACCGCGAAGCCGCACTCAGCAAGGTCGTCAGCCGCTCCCGCCAAGCGTGGCAGGCGTGGCAGGATGAGCTGCGCCTGACCATGATACGTGCCCATCTCATGTGCGTCACCGAGTTTAGAGAAATCGGCGGAAAAATGTACTACCACCCCCGCCGCCGCTAAAGACCACAAGCCCTGCGCCCTATTTCTGGGCGTGGGGCTTTTTTTAACACTGTGAAAAAGCACTTATTTTGTCGTATTGTTGCCGCGCTTTGCCTCGCTGCGCTTTTTCGTGTCTTATTCTGTCCTTAAATCACTGAAAAACAACATTTTGCACCTTCGTAATTACTTTGTAATTTTGTGAGTAAGTAATGTGTTTGTTGTTATGTTTGAGAAGCTCAAGTCACTATTTCCACGCTCCCAAGGTCGCCCCGCTGCCTCGGCTAACGCTGAGCCGGTCGGGCGTCCCTATGTGCCTAGCGATTTGAGCCTGCTAGGCTACAGCGGAGATCTCTCCGTCGCCACAGCTTACCGCTGCGTGGATGTCATTGCGCGCAGCGTGGCTGTGCTGCCTATGCGCGTGCAGTGGCTGCGCGGCGACATCTTTGCCGACCGCCCAGCTGACCGCCTCACCTACTTACTCAACGTGCAGCCCTCTCCCGATGTGTCCGCCGTGGATTTTCGTGAGGCGCTCGTTCGCCAACTGCTGTTGCACGGTAACGCTTACGTGCTGCCCATCTACTCTAGTGCAACGCAAGAGCTCGACCGCCTTATGCTATGCAGCCCCCACACGGTGGCACACGACTCCACGCGTGGTGTCTACACGATAAGCGACTACGCACAAGGCTTGTCGGGCACTTACGACCAAAGCGAGGTGCTGCATCTCAAATATGCCACCACCGACGGGCGCACGGGTCGCAGTGTGCTAGACTACGCCCGCGGAACGCTCGACACCGCTGCCCGTGGAGATGCCGAGACAAACAAGAGATTCCGCAACGGTGGGAATGTCCGCGGATTTGTCACCAACGACCGCAGCCTGCGCGGATTTGGCGAGTACCAAGAGGACGAGCTTAAAAAGACCGCGAAGAGCTTAGACGAGCGATTTGCAGAGGGCGAAAAGATTGTGCACCTCCCCGGCTCCTCAGAATTTAGGCAAATCACCATGACCTCGGCGGATATGCAATTCTTGGAGACCCGGAAATTTTCGGTACGTGAGATTTGCCGCTTTTTCGGTGTGCATCCGTCCTTTGTTTTCGACGACTCCGCCACCAATTACAAGAGCGCGGAGAACGCGTACGCAGATTTTTTGCGCGGTACGCTTAATCCTATCCTTGTGAAAATCGAGTGTGAGCTACTGCGCAAGCTGTACCCCTCGAGTATCGCCCACAAGCGCCGCATCATTTTTGACCGCTTGGAGCTCAATGCCTGCGACCTCGAGAGCCGCGTGCGATACCAAACGGCAACCATCGCCGCCGGACTCTACACAGTCAACGAGTGGCGCACCGCCGAAAATAAGCCCCCCGTGGATGGCGGCGACCGCGCGCTAGTCTCTGCAAACCTGCGCGACTTATCCGCCGACACAGCCAACCCCCAAGACCCCACACAAAATGAATCAACAGACTAACCAGACCCCAATACAGCGCGCGCTCCTCATCCCCACGGGCGTGCATATCAGAGCCGCCGCAGACGGCGAACCGGAGAGCCGCACCATCACGGGCCGCGCCATCTTATTCGGCCAACGCTCCGCCGCCTTGTGGGACGACGGCGAGGAGCGCGCGTATGAGGTCATCGACAAGAGCGCGATAACCCGTGAACTACTCGACAAAAGCGACATAAAATTCAACTTGTACCACGACAATCAGCACCTTCTCGCCCGCTCCAACCAAGGACAAGGCACACTGCGCTACGATGTGGACGACGCGGGCGTAACGTTCGAGTTTGACGCCCCCAACACCATCGACGGCGACACTGCTTTGGAGCTTGTGCGCCGCGGGGACATCACCGGCTGCTCCTTCGCCTTCACCGTCCCTTATTGGGACACCGACTACGTGAGCCGTGAGGTAGTACACACAGACGGTGGCAAAGTTGAGATACTCTACACGGTGCGCGCCGTCAAGGGGGTGCACGATATGTCGCTGGTGGTAAATCCCGCCTACCCCGACACCCACGCGGAGCTGCGAGAGCTTATGCACAAGGTGCAAGAGCCTGACGCCCCCGAAGATACTACCTGGCGCGAACAAATCGAAGAGATGCAGCGCGCCGCAAAGACCTACGATAACTAACTAGCTAACTATATAGATATGCACAAAATTAGACTACAAGCAAAGCATCTCCGCGACCGCCGCGAAGAATTGCGCGAGCGCATCAGCGCTATGTCTGAGACACTCAAGACCGAGAAGCGCAGCCGCAACGAAGCCGAAGAAAAAGAGTATCAAGACATTTTGCGCGAGCTCCAACAGAATGAGATGGACCTCCGCGCCCTCGCACTCTGTCAACCCGAGGAAGAACGCGCCCGCAGCATCGAAGAAGCCGACCGCATCGTACGTGAGAACATGAACGCGGGCAAGCCCACCAACGTGGAGATCGTCCGTGACGTCATGCTCGTGAGCGATGCACAAAAGGGTGGTGTGGTGCCTATCAACGTGCAAGACATCCTCCGCCCCTTGCAAGCAGGGCTCATTTTCGACAAAGTGGGAATCACCGTGAAGACCGGCTTGTCTGGTGAGTACGTGTGGCCCGTCTTTGAGGCAGTAGAAGCGCAAATCGCTGGCGAGTCTGTCACACTTACGGACAAAAAAATCACTCTTAGCCAACTCAAGGCGAACCCCGACCGTGTAGGTATTACTTTGCCCGTCACCCGCCAAACACTTGTGCAGACCAACGGCATCGTGGAAACCGTTATCAAGGAAATCATCCCCAACGCCGTGACCTACCTGCTCAATAAGGCAATGTTCAGCCCTGACAAAGTGACCAACGCTACCAACCTCGTGGGACCTTTCGCCGATCTCAAGGAAAGCCCCACCAAGACGCTCACCGCGCCCACGACCTTGCGCGACCTCGCCCTCCTCAAGGCTAAGGTGCTCAGCTCCGGAGTGTCAAGCGACTCCCTTTGCTGGGTAATGACTGAGGCACAGAAGGCAATCCTCGAGACCACCCCCGTGGACGCAGGCAGCGGCCTCATGGTATGCGCGGACAACAAAATCGCGGGGCTGCCCGTCTTCTGTACTCCGTTTATCACGGAAGAGTTTATCGGCCTCGGTGCATGGCTTTACGAGCCCTGCGGGCAATTTGGTGATATGGCGTTCGTCGTCGACCCATTCACCGGTGCGACGCGCGACGAAGTGCGCTTCACGCTCAACACAATGTTCGGCTTTAAGACCCTCCGCCCTGAGGCGTTCGCGCTCCTCAAAGTCAAGAACACGTAATCCCTAGACACTCATGCACACCGATTTCGCCCTTTTCAAAAGGCACGTCCGCGCCGATGATTTCGACGACGATGATGCCTATCTCCTCCACCTATTGGAGGCAGCAGAAGAGGCGGTGATTAGAGCCACCAACCGCAGCCCCGAGGAGTTGAAAGCCCTCGGTGGCGGCGCGTTGCCCCGCCCGCTGACCATTGCCATCTACTCACTTGGCGGACATTGGTACAACCAGCGCGAGGCGGTGGCTGGTGTGCAGATGTCCGAGGTACCCGCCACATTGACCGCACTAATTAGACCCTACCAGAGATTATGTACGCAGGACGGATGACCACAGCCCTCGAGTTGCTCCAGCCCACGCGCGTGGTGGATGCTTACGGAGCGGAGAAGACAACCTACACGCCCTACCGCACGGTTCACGCTGAGCGCATCAAGCATACGGCACGCGGGCGCGATGAGGTGGGCGAGCACTTCGCCAACCACTCCACCGAGTACAACATCCGCATCCAGCACAAACCGCGAGAGCAGTGGCGGGCACGCGAGATTGGCGGACATCTCTATACGATTACCGCAATAATTCCCAACACCGCGCGCGGCCTGCAAACATTGATTTGCGAGCGCGTCAACGAGTAACGCCGACTGGCTATGCTTAACGTAACAATCAACGAGCAAGAGCTCCGCTATATGTGGGCAAAGCTCAACGAGCGCGACCGCCTCAAGGCACTACGCAACCCGACGCGAAAAGCTGCCAACAAGGTGCGCAGAGCCGCGCAGAGCGCGCTAAAGGGTAAGAGCCTACACAACGCCGCCGCCATCGCAAAGACCATACGCGTGGCAAATTTCAAACAAAAGATGGGCTTTAAGGTGCGTGTGATGACCAAAGGCGAAAAGTCGATGCACACCAACCGCGCGGGGCTGAAAAAGCCCGTCGCCTATTGGTTTGAAGGTGGTACTCGCGACCGATTCACGCGCGGCACAAGCTCCCGCCGCGGCAAAATCACCGCCCTAGGCTTTATGAGCGCGGCAGCCGCCGCCAACAGTGCAGCGGTGGGCGAAATTATGTCGGGCTTCGTTGGCTGGCTCGAGCGACTAACAAGCAAATAACACCATGCCACAAACCTCCCTCAGTGTGGGTATATTGATACGCAAGATGCTCACCGACAGCGAGCGCGTGCGCGCCATCACCGACCGCGTGTACCCGCTTATCATAGACCAGGCGACCCTGCCTTATGTAGTCTACCGCCGCGCAGCCCTAGAGACGCAGGCAACAAAGACACCAAGCAGCGCAGACACCGCGCTTGTCGAGGTGGTATGCTACGCCTCAACCTATGCGGATAGCGTAGCCCTCGCAGAGGCTGTACGCGCAGCCCTAGACCATCAGCAAGCACAAGAGGGCGACCTCCGTGTGCGTAGCTGCATCCTCACCGACGCGGAGGAGCTGTACGACTCCGACGCTTATGGCAATTTGCTCACCTTCGCGGTGCGCGCTTAATACAGAACTATATGCCACAACCCAAAACACAAAAATCACCACAGATGGCACAATCAGGATATTTCAACGGCTCCGACATGCTGCTTTATGTCGCCGGCAAGCCCGTGGGGCATTGCACTAGCCACAGCACAGACTTCACCACCGAAACCAAGGAACGCAACGTCAAGCCCGTAGCCTCGAAAGGCAAGGGGCAGAGCAAGTGGAAAGAGAGTAGCGTGACCAGTTTGAGCGTCTCGATTACCGCGGAGGGGCTCGTCAGCTACGATGAAACAGAAGCGGACTTCGGCTCACTCCTCAAGGCTTACAACGACGCACAGCCCGTCGAGTGCAAGTGCATGGAGCGCGGTAAAGAAGCGCCCTATTTGACTGGTAATTTCGTGATCGAGTCCCTCAAGCGTCAAGACGGAGCGGGCGACGATGCCACATGGAACATCAGTCTCAAAAACACGGGTGCCGTAGAGCTCGACTCCGAAAAAATCATTTCAAAGGATTAACCAACACACAAACAAACTAAAAGGGAGGCGCGCGCCTCCCGCCTTTTTTAGATTGAACTATGGCAGCAAAGAAACAAACATTTAGCATCGCAGGGGAGAAATACCCTAGCTACCACACGCTCGGCGCGTATCGACAATTTGAAACCCTCACGGGTAAGAGCGTGACCGACATCGGCAACGACATCACAGATCTCTCCGTGTTTTTGTATTGCGTAGTGTCTAAGGCTTGCAAGCGCGACGGCGTGGAGTTCCCCTACAATGATCCAGACGCTTTTGCCGACGACCTCACTCTCGATGAATTGATGGCTTGGCAGGCAGACCAAGTTGCGGAAGCCCCGGAGGACAAGGGGGCAAAAAAAAAGAAGTAAGCTGGGCTGAGCTGGCGGGGTACGGCTTGGGCGTGCTCGGCTTGTCGCTAGTTGACCTCGAGATGCTCACCCCTGCAGAGTTCGAGGCCGTGAGCGACGCCCACCAGCAGCAGAGCGACGCCCACCTGCGCGATGAGTGGACCCGCGCCCGCCTCGTCGCCACCATCTCAGTGCAGCCGCACACCACCCGAAAGATAACCCCCGAGCAGCTGCTCCCGCTCCCATGGGACAATGCCCCAAGACATCGCCCCGCAGCTGACACCCCTAAAATGACAATCGCCGAGCAACGCGCCCGCGCCCACGAGCTGGCTGCGCGTCTCGCTAAAAATCAATAACCATGGCAGCATCTAGCGCAAACATCAACGTCGTGACCGTCGTCAAAGACGAGTCCCTCAAGTCCCTCGCCTCCACTATTGAGGGCGTGGCTAAGGTGGCACGCTCCGCCACGGCAAAGCTCCGCGAGAGCGCCGACCAAGCCGCGGACACCGCCCGCAAGGCGAGCCGCGTGCGCCAAGAAGTGCTGCTACAAGCTGCAAATGTTAGTCAGCTGTATCTGGGCTTGCGCTCGGCTGTCTCTGGCTTGCAAGGTGTACTCGGCAGCTACGCGGACACTTACAACAATGCCGCGGTGGCGTCCAAGAAGTTGGAGGTGGTAATGCGTCAGCGCATGGACGCGACGGAGGACGACATCAAGAGTATCAAGGCTGTGACCAATGCGCAAAAAGAGCTTGGCGTGATTGGCGGCAGCGTGCAGAACGCAGGCGCGCAGCAAGTGGCGACCTTTGTCACGCAGGCGGGCACGCTGCGCACGCTCATCCCAGCCATGAACAACCTACTCGCCCAACAAAAGGGTGTCAACGCTAGCCAAGAGGACGCGGTGGGCATTGGTAACTTGATGGGTAAGGCGATGCAGGGACAGACGAGCGCGCTGCGCCGCGTGGGCATCACCTTTTCGGAGGCCGAGGAGCAGATACTCAAGTACGGCACAGAGAGTGAGCGCGCCGCCACCTTGGCAAAGGTTATCACTAACAACGTCGGCGAAATGAACGCCAAGCTGGCGCAGACTGACGCGGGCAAGATGAAACAGTTGCAAAATGCGTTCGGGGGTATTAAATATAAAATCGGTCAGCTTATCACCAAGTACGGCCATTATCTCGCGGCCGCCTCACAAGTAGGCATTTTGGTATCTTCGTTCGGTCAGCTCGCCAACGTGGTACGCCTGGCTGGCAAGACGATGTGGTCGTTCGGCGCTACCCTTTGGGCGAGCATCCGCAGTGTAAATCTATACGCCATCGCGCAGCGCGTTTGCAGTGCTGCATCTCTCGCCTTTGCGTTAATCCAAAAGGGCATCACCGCTGCGCTCGGTGTGTCTACGGTTGCCGCTACTGCCATGACTGCCGCCGTTGTCGCCCTAGGTGCTGCGCTTGTCATAGGTCCTATTATCTGGGGAGTAGTGGCCGCCGTCCGCGCCCTGTCTGGATCGTCTAGTGAGGCAAGCGCGGCAACCCGGCAGCTCGGTGCAAGTCAAAAAGCCATTGAGCGCATCAACCAGCGCGCGACAGAACAGACGCAAGAGACGATACTAGTCATTAACAATCTAAGCAAGCGCGTACACGACAATAACCTAAAGCTGTCCGACCGAAAAGCCGCCCTCGAGAGACTCCAAAGGCTAGTGCCCGACTATTTGGCGAGCTACACCAAGGAAGGCAAGCTCATCAACGACAACACCGAGGCCCTTACCAAGTACATTGCGAAACTTAAAGAAAAAGCCTACGCCGAATCTCTCAAGCAAGAGATGGTGGACGCCTACACCAAGCAGCGGCAAGCGCAGCGCGAGGTGGACGCCAAGGCAAACAATGTCCGCGCGGTTGAAAAAGAGCTGCAAAAGGACCACTACAAATCCGAGATGCGCGCGCAGAGTACCTACGGGGGCGGGCATTTCAGCTATGAGACAAACGACGCGCGCATCAGCAAGCTACGCGAGCGCGACGCGCAGAAAGAAGCGCAAAAAACTGCAGCACAAAAGTTGGCGGCGTCTAATAAATTGATAGCGGACCTCGAAAAAGAAGCAGAGAAGCACAAAGCCGCGTTTGCCGCCGAGATAAACAAAACCGCCTCCTCCCTATCTGGCAGCACAACCGGAGGACACACGGGTGGAGGCAGCAAGAGCGGGAAAACCGAAAAGGACGACCGCGCCCGCCTCGCAAAAGAAGCCGCCGAGCAAGCCTACAAGTATATCGACGAGGAGAATGAGTACGCGGAAAAAGCCATCGCGCAGCGTCTTAAAAACTTTCTAGAGGCAAGACAGCAAGAGATTAACCTCATGCAGGACGGCAAGGACAAGGAGCTGGCACAAATCGCCCTTAACTATGACCGCCAAAAGCAAGAGGCGGACGATTACCGCCGCGAAGAGGTGGCACGACTGCAAGAGCATCTCGATAAGTTATGGGAACTAGACTCCCGCAACAAGAAAGCCCGAGAGGCTGGTGAACGCAACCCCGTACGCGCCCGTTTTGTCGACTTGACAGACGACCAAAAGACGGAGGTGGCGCGTCGACATGTCCAAGCTGACACCACACGAGAGGCAGCCATAGGCAAGGTCGCCAAAAAGTACGCAGCCCCTGCACGACTTGAGGATCTGCACACAGTGGAGGAACTGACAAAAGCAATAAGCCACTACCAAGACGCAAGCAACAAGCAGAGCGGCGATGAACTGTACAACACACAGCGCACCATTGCGGCGCACGAGGAGAAACTCACAAAGCTCCGCAACACGTCGGAGCTACTCAGAGAGCTGCAAGAGGTGCGCGACATTGAGGGACTGGACGACCGCGAAATGCGCGTAAAAATCCGCGCAATAGGCTTCGACGAGCTCACAAGCCGCATCCAGAGAGTGCAAAAGCAACTCACAGATCCCCGCAGCCCCATCGGAGACGCGCAGCGCAAAGACCTGCAAGCCCTCATCGCCACTTATAGCCATTGGCGCGCTGTATCTGTCAAGAGCATCGGCACCGTCAAAACTGCGTGGGGTGGTGTGCAGGGCATCGGCGACAGTATTAACGGCATCGCCGAGTCATTGGAGGGCAGCTCGTCGGCGTGGCAAAAGCTCACGAGTGTGATAAACGGATTTTTCGGCATCGTCGAGGGCGTCCGTAGTGTCGTCGAGGTGGCTCGCACCATCGGTATCGTGAGTAAGGCCAATGCTGCCGCAAAAGCTATCGAAACAACCGCCCATTATTCCAACGCGAGCGCCGTGACCGCCGAGGGCGCCGCCGTGGTGAGCGCAAGTGCTGCCAAGAGCGCCGCCAATAAAGTGGAGGCGACGACTGCCGTCACCGCTGCAGCAAGTCAGACCTTCGCCGCCCACGCGGGTATCCCCTTTGTCGGCATCGCCCTCGGCGCGGGTATGGTTGCCGCGATGCTCGCCACGATGCTCACCATCCCAAAATTTGCAGACGGCGGTATCGCCTACGGACCGACGCTCGGACTATTCGGCGAGTACGCAGGGGCGAGTCACAACCCCGAGGTGGTAGCCCCACTTGACAAGCTGCGCAGTCTCATCACACCGCAAGGCGGTGCAGGCGGCAGGGTGGAGTTCCGCATCGAGGGGCGCCATCTGGTGGGAGTACTTAACAAAGAGAGCCGCCACCACTCTCGCAACTACTAGCACATGGCAAAAACAATCATACACACTGGGCAATTTATGAGCATCTCGGGCGTGCTGTACCGCGTCGATATTTGGCGCGATAACGGCATAGCCGGGTGGTGGCCCGAGAGCTATGGCGGCACTGCATCCCAAGCCCCGCCGGCAACCGCAAAAGAGCTCCGATTTGAAGCCGACGAACCGCTGGTGCTCGAGTGGGCGGAGACCGCAAAAGAGACACCGCTATGCGGCAGCACCGCCACCCTCAACATCGAAAGCCCTGGCGACCGCACCTATATAGACCTCTACACGATTAAGGCGGGGGCGGTTGGGCTCGATGTGTACCGCGATGGGGCGCTATATTGGGTGGGTACTTTAGACCCCGAGAGCTACGAGGAACCCTATGAGCGCGCGGACCTATACCGCGTGACTCTCACATTTAGCGACTTCGGCGCGCTTGACCGACAGTTGTACAACCCAACAAGCAGCAGCGCCGTGACGTTGTGGCAGCTCCTCCAACAATCTGCCACCGCTGCAGGCCTCGCTCACTTGCCCATCGATGGCAGTTTGACAAGCCTAACTCTGCCGGATGGCTACAACGTACTCGACCAGCTCGCGTGTCGTCCCGATAATTTCCGCGACGAGGATGGTAAGGCACAGAGTTATCGCGAGGCACTCGAGACGATGCTGCAGCCCTGCGGGCTCAAGCTCATGCAGCGTGCGGGGCGTCTATGGCTGCATGACCTGCATGGGCTCGCTACCAGTAAGCCCGCAGAGCTTGTGTGGAGTGGCGCGACGCAGACCCTCGGTGTGGACAAGGTCGCTAACAGCGTGGTACTCAATTTTTCGCCCTATGCACAGAGCAAACTACTAGACTCTAGCGACCTCACCTACCCCCACCGTGTTAGCCTCTCCGTGGCAAAGCCCTACAGCCAAGGCAGCGGCAACGCGTGGGTGTACTACTCAGACAGAGCAGCGCAGCGCGCCCAAACCGGTGAGCTCCGCGGGCGCGGCATCCCGTTCGAGGTGTGGGACGAGGAGAGCATCGCGCGGGAGGCTGAGTTTGTTTTTGCGCAGTCTGGCAAGCGGTTTAAGATATTGCCGCTAAAGGGAGGCGGAGGTGAGGCGACGGGCATCGTGGTGAGAGCCTCGCCAGATGTACGCAGCACCACCCGCCCATATTCAGAGACCGCCGAGGTATTGGGCACAAAGCCCGAGAGCGTAGCCTACACCACCCGCCGCGTATACCTGCCGCGCATTGAGAGTCACTATGACGTATTTTTGCGGCTCAAGATGGAGGCACTTATGGATGTGAGGTACAATCCATTCGCCGAGTCGCCCGACGCTAAAGACTACACAGACGACAACAACGACCGCCCCATCTACAATCAAGCCCGCGTGGGCTCAGCGTGGTGCTTTGTCCCTGTGGCCGTCAAATTGTACGCAAACAAGGACGACCACACACCCGCGGCGCACTATGACAATGCCTCAGCTGCTTATTTTTACACCAGCAACCCCTTGAGCCGCGGGTGGCAACTATCTGGTGAGTATTACGACGGATGGAAACAAGGTGTACCCGATGGGTGGCGCGCGTGGCTGGCTTATTACCCCGACCCCGACCAGATACGCGAGGACTCCGCACTGCTGCATGGATGGGCTACCAACCGCCCCAACATAGGGCGAGCCGACAAGGGCGGGCGCACCTACGTCAATGAGGGCGACCTGCGGCTGGAAAGAGAGTGGGACTACGACGGCGACAAGGGCAAGGCGCTATACAAGTGGCTGCAAAAAATCTCGGGCGAGCTCATACCTTACCCTGCGGATGGCGGATGGCTAGAGATAACCGTTGGCGCCGGTATGGTCATACACGACTACAAGCACGGCGATGGGGCTAATGACGGCGACGCCGCAGACACCAACGGCGAGCGGAGCTTTTTCAACTCTAAGTTTTGGCGCAGCCGCGGGCTATACGACAAAATGCAGTGGCTATTATATAAGGCACCCGAGGTGAGCATCGTGCGCGCGTGGGGTAATTACGACACTATCGAGGTGGATGACGTCGAAATACGCGCCACACTGCACCCCGACGCGCGCGAAGAGCTCAAGATAGACCTCAAGTGCGGCACGCTGCCCGACTCAGAAGGGGAAGCAGTCGCCCGCGGCATCTACCTACAAGGCCAAAGCGGCAAACCCCTCCGGCAGCTACGGCGTGGAGGCATCACCGACACACCCGAGCGGTTGCTTATTAACAGCCTATATTCGCAATACGCTACAAGGCACACCAAGCTGACGGGCGAAGCCTATATTGACCCCGCAGGGCTGCGTGTCTACAGAGAGCAAAATCAAGGCAGCCGGCTATTTATGACCGCCGCAACCCGTCAAGATCTCTACATGGACTGCGGGGACGTCACTGCAATAGAGATAACCCCCGACAAGTACACAGCACTAGACAACTAACACTACGCAAGATGGACAAAAATACATACAGCATCAGCACCTACCGCAAGCCTCCTAAGCCTCGCAGCACAGACCGGCAGGCAACAAGTACGGGCGCAGCGCCCACGGCGGCAGCCTACGACCCCACGACCACCCCCTCGTACGTGGCGAGCGCTAGCCACGCAGCCACAGCAGACCACGCAACTACGGCGGAGCAATCCAAGCACGCCACCACGGCGGACAGCGCAACGACAGCGGAGAGAGCCAACGCAGCCAAGAGCGCAGAGCGAGCCTATCAAGCGGGCAAAGCAGACACTGCGGCGGCACTACAAACCGACACGTACACCCGCGGCACCCGCGGCGGCAAGATAGACGCCAACGGCGCGGCGGAGCTCGAGAGCCTCAGCGTGCGCGGCAGCCTCAGCGTTGCGGAATTGCTCATCAACCGACTCAGTGCGATAGAGGGCGACACCGTGCTCACCGAGAGCGGCGTGATTGACCAAGTAGAGAAACGGGGGCACAGCACTTACCGGCTGCACCTCCGCAAGAGATGGGACGGAGATACTCACGCTTTCGACGCGGGCGACATCCTGCGCGGGGTGTACAACAACACCGCCGCCGCGACCATAGGGCAGGCGACCAACGGCGTCGGCGTGCTCACTAGCTGGCTGAGAGTAACTGCGCGCGCAAATAGCTACGTGGACGCGGAGAGCTATACCGACGCAGAGACCCCCGAGGGACGCAACAACGCTCCGCTTGCTGGCATGAGGCTCGCCCGATGGGGCAACACCACCAACCCCGCGCGACAAGGCTGCATCTATCTCTCTACAACCATTGGAGCAATACACCAACTGCGCGGAGTCACAAAGCCGATACTAGCACCCAACAACTACGCCACAACGTGGGGAAGGCTGCCCGACTTTGCACGTGCGCTGCTCGGTGGTGGCGTCACTGCCGATGATAGTTATCTATACGCCCGCGGCATAGTTGTCGAGGACCTTTTGCGACTCGACAAAAATAATGCGCTAGTACCTTTCAAGGGAGAACCCGGAAAGCCAGGTAAAGATGGCGTGACGCCTATGCCTAACCTGCTCAGAGAGGCTTATCTGCCAAGCAACCCAACCGCGTGGAAACTCAACCTAGACCCCTCCCGCGTATCAAAGCACGAGCCAAGCGTGGTGCCCCCCGTGACGGGCGCTGCGGTGTGGTCACTATTTAGTGGCATGACAGATGGGCTATATGCGGAGCTGTCGCAAGAGGTGCAAGTTATCGCAGGGCAGAGCTACACGCTATCCGTGTACGCTAAGGGGGCAAGCTGCGGCTGGCTTATCGGGTACCCCATCGGTGAGCACTTTGCGCTCAGCGGAGCGACGCCATTGGAGGAGGGCAGCAACAACGCACACGGCTGGCGTAGATACTCGCTGACGTTTTCGGCTAGCACCACCGGAAAGACTACAATCATACTCCGCGCGTGGCACGAAAACGGACGCTACGGCACCGTGTACTTCGCCGCTCCAAAATTAGAAGAGGGGTACACGGCTACCCCGTGGGCGGTGTCTCCCCAAGATTACCGCGGAGAGCGAGGCGCCTCAGCTCGCAACCTAGGCGAGTGGGACAAGCTGCCCGAGGGCTTTGCGCTCGAGAGCGGCAAGGCGGGCGAGCGCTACACCGATATGGTGTGCACCATTGAGCCGTCGGGCGCGGCGCTGTGGTGGGTGTGTAGGACCAGCCATATAAAGAGCAGTCGCCCAAGCAAGAGCAGCCCGCTGTGGGAACTGGGCGTAAATCTCAATTTTATCGCTACTGACTTGCTACTGGCAAAGACCGCGGTAATAGAGGGCAACATTCTCGCCCGCTCAATGTCGTACCAAATCGAAGCCAAAACAGATGGCGAGATTGAGGGTTCAATGATACAGCAAGACGCGGGCGTACACATATTACCCAAGCTGCGCGCGGGCGAGATAAGAGAGATACGCGTGCTCCCCTTGACGAGCCTCACCCGCGCGCCAAATGCCCCGACAGAGATACGGATGCCCAACGACGACGGAGGGGCAATCTACACAAAACCCGAGCAGCTCGGGCACGCGCCAAGGCAACAGCGCAGCCTGCAAATAGTGCGCGAGACTAATTTTTTGACCCTGCTCGGCGTCGGCTATGGCAATAGCACCAGTTGGTCGGTGCTCGTGCAGGAGATGTACCGCGGATAATTTAACCCCTTAACACATAAAATTATGGACAATCAAGAAACAAGAGAGGTAACAACTACCTACGCCGACGGCTCAACCGTTACGATGACAATCGACCGCAAAACTGGCGCATTACTTGACTACAATGCGACCCCGCCACCGCCACGCACCACGGGCGCCGGCTTGCAAGGGCTCGCCAAGCGCGTGGAGACATTGGAGCAATCCCGAACCTCTGACATTGCAGATTTCGTCCGCAAGGCGGAGATATTCAGCGAGGAGCACACAACGATTTTGCCAGAGCTGCTACCAGACCCCGAAATTAAGTGGCTGAAGGGCAAGGGACGACCCGACAAGCCCGAAACAACGGAAGGCGCGATTCTTGGTGACGAGGAGGAATGCACGCGCTATCTTTCCACGGATGGTGCAGGCACAGGCGCGTGGGAATGGGAAAAACGCGGTGGAGTTTGGCACGTGGTGAGAGGTGATACTGGATGGAGAAAGATAACAAGCGGTGCGTTGGCGGATACGAGTTTTATCCTTATCAGAAGAACCGAAGTGCAGGTAGACGTTCAATTCTATAACACTAATAATTGGGGCATTATCAAATTCAAGCCTTGGTCGCAAGCTACAACAGCAAATACTAGCTTCAAACTCTATGACATTCCAGAAGGCTTCCGCGGTTGTATGGCTGTGATTTGTCCTCTGTACGACGAC